ATGAATACTTCACTAGTATAACAGCAAGAAATTACTTCGCAAATGGAGGTAGTTCTTTACTTGTAACTAGAGTTGTTTCAGCTTCTGTTAATTGGGATTACTCATCAAATACTCACCTTTCAGCTTCTGCTAAAGATAGTACCCAACCATTTACTTTAGAAACTTTAGGAAAAGGAGCAATATATAATAATGCTTTAGCTTTAGAAACAGCTCCTGAAGAATTTGAAGGTAATATCCTAAAAACTGGATCTGCGGATAACTTTAGGTGGGAAGTTTCGGGCATAAATAATAAAGCTGGTACTTTTAATTTAATAATTAGAAGAGGTGATGATAAAGCCGCTAAACCTGTAATTTTAGAACAATTTAGTAATGTTTCTTTAGATCCATTAAGTTCTAACTATATCGCTAAAGCGATAGGGGATCAGAGAAACGTAAAAAATGCTACAGGTGATTCTGTTATTGTAGAAGGAGAATATCCTAATAAATCTAAATTTATAAGAGTTTCTTCTGTTAATCTTCCCACATATGAGTATCAAAGCAATAATGTAGTAGGTACGGATGATGCCTCTGTTAGCTATTCAGCTTCTCTCCCAACGGCACAAAGTGGTGCTTTCTTTGGGGGTGTTGGATCTAATATCCCAGATAGTGAAGCAGGCGACTATGGACAATACGCTGGAGCTAGTAGTGAAGGAACTAATGTAAATATTCAGGGTTTAAAAACTACTGATTATACAGATGCTTTTAAGATTTTAACTAATAAAGAAGAATTCAAATTTAAAACATTAGTGGTACCCGGGTTAAACCAGGAAAATCACAGTAGTACTATTAGTACTATAGTCTCTAATACAGAAGTAAGAGGAGATAATTTATTTGTACTTGATTTAGTTAAACATAATACTACTGCATTATCAACTGTTAAATTAGAAGCAGAAGAATTAGATACTTCATTTGCTGCTGCATATTGGCCTTGGGTTCAGGTAGCTAGTCCTGAATTAGGCAGAAATGTTTGGTGCCCCGCTTCCACAGTAATACCCGGTGTTTATGCTGCTAACGATGCTAGTGCTGCTCCTTGGTTTGCACCTGCAGGTTTAAGTAGAGGTAAATTATCCAAAGTAGCTAAAGCTGAACTTAAGCTAAGTAAAACACAAAGAGATGATCTTTATACTTCTAAGGTCAATCCACTAGCAACATTCCCAGGACAAGGGGTAGTAGTATTCGGTCAGAAAACTTTACAACAAGCTAGTAGTGCTTTAGATAGAGTAAATGTTCGTAGATTATTGCTGGATACAAAAGATATAATTAACGGATTTGCTCGTAACATAGTATTTGAGCAAAATACAGAAAATACTAGACAACAATTTATAAAACAAGTTACCCCTTACTTAGAAAGTTTAGTTCAAAGATCTGGTGTGTATGCCTTCAAAGTTAAAATGGACGGCGAATTAAATACCTCAGACGTTATAGATAATAACCAATTAATAGGTCAGGTATTCTTACAACCCACTAAAACGGCTGAATTTATACTCCTTGACTTTATCGTAACACCAACAGGTGCTTCATTCACCGACTAATTAACATAAAATAATATGGCAACCGAAACATTACTTTCACCCGGCGTTTTATTACAGGAAACTGATAAATCTTTTACAACAATAGGTTCAGACCCTTCGGGAATGGCTATTATTGGACCTACTGTTCGTGGTCCTATAGAAATTCCTACTGAAGTTAAGTCTTATGGACAATTTAAAGAAATTTTCGGTACTGTTTTAAAATCAGGCTCACAAGCTTATGAACTTTATACAAACTTATCTGTAAGAAATTATTTTGATAACGGTGGTTCTTCAGCTTTAGTACTAAGAGTCGCACCTTCAGCATCTTTCTTTACAGTAGCTTCATCTTCTCTTGTAGCCAATTCATTAGGATCCATTGATAGCAACACAGATGCATTATTAGCTTCTATTACTACTCAACCTTCAGGAGGTATTGCTGCTTATACAAATGTAAGTTCTTCAGTAGTTACTACTACGGGCACAGGAGCTTCAGTTACAGCATCTATTACTTTAGATACTGAAACCAATGTAGAAACAATAGATGTAACGGGTCAGGCAGGAACATTTGCTATTGGCGATACAATTACTTTCCCTTCAGCATCTTTAGGAGGTAGTGCTGGTTCACAACAAGATTTAGTAGTTACATTAGCTGCAGACGATTTAATCGCTACTGGTTCTTCAGCCTTTACTATAAAAACAATAGGTAAAGGAGATTATTTAAATAGTACGAGTACCGAAGTAACCAAGGGTTTATTACCTAATGGTAATAAGGATAATCTTAGATGGGAAATTACAGGAGTAAATAAAAAAGCAGGTACTTTTACCTTAGTAATTAGAAGAGGTGATGATAAAAAATCAAAACCTATAATTTTAGAACAATTTAGTAATGTTTCTTTAGACCCGCTAAGCTCTAACTATATTGCTAAAGCGGTAGGAGACCAAGTAGAATCTACTACTACAACTAATGGAGTAACATCCATAACTGTAGAAGGTGAATTTCCCAATAAATCTAAATTTGTTAGGATTAGTTCGGTAGAAACACCATCATATAGATACTTAAAAGCTAATGGTACTCCAGGTCAATTAAGTGATGGTACATCATTTGAAAATCTTATCCCACTAGTCCAAAGCGGTACTTTTGGGGATGGTGTAGGAAATAACTTTACAAATCCACTTAGTGATGGTGCTTATTATGGATCACAATCATCCGCTGATAATATTCAGGGTCTTGTTGCTGGGGATTATGATAAAGCCCTTTCTATACTAACTAATAAAGAAGAATTTAAGTTTAAAACACTTGTAGTTCCTGGTTTAAACCAACAAAATCATAATACTACTGTTGATACTATAATCTCTAATACAGAAGTAAGAGGAGATAATTTATTTGTACTTGATTTAGTAGGTTATGGTCAAAGCATAGCCACAGTAAAAAGTGAAGCAGAAGAATTAGATACTTCATTCGCAACTTCATATTACCCGTGGGTACAAGTTGCAAGCCCTGAATTAGGTAAAACCTGCTGGGCCCCCGCTTCTACAGTAATACCCGGTGTTTATGCTGCTAACGATGCTAGTGCTGCTCCTTGGTTTGCACCTGCCGGTTTAAGTAGAGGTGGTTTAAAAAATGTTCCTAAAGTAGAAACAAAGTTATCTAAAACACAAAGAGATAACCTTTATACTTCCAAAGTTAACCCACTAGCAACATTCCCGGGACAGGGGGTAGTAGTATTCGGTCAGAAAACTTTACAACAAGCTAGTAGTGCTTTAGATAGAGTAAATGTAAGACGTTTATTATTAGATACAAAAGATATAATTAATGGGTTTGCTCGTAATATAGTATTTGAACAAAACACGGATAATACTAGACAACAATTTGTAAAGACAGTTACTCCTTACTTAGAAAGTTTAGTTCAAAGATCTGGAATTTACGCTTTCAAAGTTAAAATGGACGGCGAATTAAACACAAGTGATATTATAGATAATAACCAACTAGTGGGACAAGTATTCTTACAACCCACTAAAACGGCTGAATTTATACTCCTTGACTTTATTGTGACACCAACTGGCGCTTCTTTTACAGATTAATATATGTATAATCAACAACAACATTAAAAACAAAAAAAATGGCAATTATAACTAACCAAAATCGTGAACAAATCGGTATGTTCTACAGAACATACGAACCAAAAACCAAAAATAGATTTGTATTCGAAATCGAAGGTATTCCTGCGTATTTAGTAAAAAAAGCGGATAGACCAAAACCCCAATTTGAAGAAATTGTTCTTGATCATATTAACTTAAAAAGAAAATTAAAAGGTAAAGTTAACTGGCAGGACATAACATGTGAATTATATGATCCAATTAACCCTTCAGGTGCCCAATCTGTTATGAATTGGTTTAGGGCACACCACGAAGCTTTAACAGGTAGAGATGGCTATCAAGATTTTTATAAAAAAGATATTTCGTTTAAGTCTTTAGGTCCCGTTGGTGATGTTGTTGAATTATGGGATATTAGAGGAGCATTTATTAAAGACCTTAATTTCCAAGATGCTGATTGGTCTACAGGTAATGCTGCCCAAACTATCCAAATGACTCTTGCCATGGATTCC